GACCATTTTATATTTGCCCGACCTTGCCATTCTTGCGGAACATTGATAGCTTCAGCTGTAAGTGTTACTACACAGTCTCCGGGCGATGTATTTTCATAAATATAAATTGCAATAACACGACTTTTATCTTCATCAATATAGTTAACTATTTCATGATAAATAGGATCTCCATTATAATCTAAAACCTCAACATTTAAGTATCCGCCGATTTTTAAATTTGTAGGATGTCCTCGTAGCTTAAATAAATTTTTACCTGCTGTAAGTTTGTTTGGAAATTCTGAAATTTGAAAATAATTAGGAGATGTTAGCGATGTATCAGTAAAATATACATTGTTAAATTGTAAACCTTTATAAACTGCTTCTTTACGTTTCATTACACCTTAATATTCTTTTATATAAATATCAAGTGTGTTGAATCTTACAATTTTTAATTTAAAATTTTACATTGTAGCCTCAACTCTACGTATATAAATATCGACTATTTATGATTAATATAACTATATCCATCAATTTTATTAACTTCTATTAAATTATCAACCATATCTCGCATAGTATCAACGTGTGATATGATAATTGAAAAATCAAATTTAACTCGCAAATAATCAAATAAATTTACTAATGCAGTTATATGATTAGAATCTAATGTTCCAAAGCCTTCATCGATTGCAATGAAATTAGGACGAGGCAATGCTGATACATTAATTAATGCAATTCGTATTGCTAATGAACTAATAAATCGTTCCATTCCGCTTGTTAATTCTAAAGGCCAATAATTTTCATCATCATAAATGATATAACCATTAATATTTTTGCCATCACTTTGTAATACCATATTGAAATCAACAACTTGATTCAATACATTGTTTATTTCAGATTCAATTTTAGGCATAGCTTTTGCAATTAATTCATATGGAACACCATCACGCTTAACAGAATCTAAATAATATTCATATGCTTTATATTCCGTTTCTAGTTCTTTGTATTTGTCTAATGATTCAATTGCTGATTTTTTTGTTGTTTTTGCAACTTCTATCATGCCGTGTTTGCTTCGAATTGTATCAGTAATAGTTTTAATTTTTATTGTAGCAGAATCAATATTTGTTTTGAGTATGTTAATTGATTTGTCAATTATTTGATTGTGAGTTATTGACGTTTCGTTAGATTTAAAAAGTTCTTGACGTTCTAAACATGTTTCTAATTCCGATTCTCGAGTTTGCAATTCATTTTCAATAATTTGAATTTGTAATTCTTGTTTTTCAATTGATAAACGTTTTGTTTCGTGGTTTTGTTTTAATACATTTAATAAATTATTATCATCTCGCACGGTGGAATATTTAGAAATAGATTCATTTAATGTTTTTTGATCTAATTGTAAATCTATTAATATTTGTTTATCTGCGACAATTGTATTCTGCGCTTCGATTGCGTTTTGCACAAAAACGTTAGATGTACAGTATTGGCACTCCGGATCATATTCATGGTCGGAAAGGTGATTAATTTTTTCTTGCTTTGCATTGACTATTCCTAGTTGTTTTTTAATACTTAAATCTATTTTGTTTAATTCTGTTTCAAGTATTTCTAATTGTTGAAGTTTGTTTAGTAAATTTGTTTCATTGTATTGGCGTTTATCTTTTTTAATAACCAATAAATCAGTTGTTGATTTGTCTAAAGTAGATTCTGCAGTTTCAATATCTGTTTGTAATTGTGATATTTTTTTAGTTAATGTAGTTTCTATTTTAATCAATTCAGCAATGTCTGGGCCGTTATATGTTGTAGGTTGTTTTGTTTGAATTAAATCAACAATTTCATTTTGAAAATTATTTCTTTGTTCATGCAACTCAGTTTCTTGTGTTTCTAAAGTTGTGATGTCTTGTTGATTGTTTGTAATAATTGTATCAGCATCATTTATGATTACATCAAAATCTGTTTTCTTGTATGATTTTAATTTTCCAGCTGTTTCTTTAATTTCGTCAGCAGCTAATTGATATAGTTGTTCAAATACCGTAATATCTAAAAATTGTGATAGCAAATCTTTTCGTTCTCGTTGAGACTTTTCTATAAAGTTATTGTTATCAGCTTGCAACGAAAATGCTGTTAAAATAAAATCATCATATGTTCCTAAATAACGACGAATTGATTTATTAGTATCACTTCGCTCTTCGCCATTCAAGTTTTCAGTGTCTGTATAAAACTCTACTAATACTTTAACATGGCCATTTTTTTGTTTGATACCAGTACGTTCAATTGTATAATTTATGCCATTCATCTCAAAAGTAAATTTACCTTTAAAACGATTGCGTTTATTATTTAAAACTTCATGAGCCTTACCAGTTTTACTACATTTATCAAATATTGTATATGTAATTGCATCTAACAATGAAGATTTACCACTAGTATTTGCCGCAAATAAACCGCATACATCTTGTAAATTTTCAAAATTAATAATGTTGTTATCACCATATGAAAACATATTCTCAAATTCAAATTGAATTGGATGCCATGTCATATGACGGACTGATTCAACTGCAGGCAACTTTGAATTTATTGTTCTATTAATATGTCTAATAGCATCTGTTTCATCTGAGGTTGCTTGTGGATGATTAATAGAAATATAATCAGTAATCAATGTATTTTGATATTCTACATCTCGTACATTGCCAATAGTAAATGATGATGATATAGATGTATCTGGGCCGGTCGAACTACGCTGAATTGTAATATCTTGTACATTGTAATTTTTACGAATAGTTGCAATCAACTTTTTCATATCTGCCGCAGTAGTCTCATTAAATTTAATTCTGATTCTAGGTTTATTAGGCATTCGGTGTGGAGACTTTATTATTTTTGTGCCATCCACTTCCAATGTAACATATCCATAATCATTTTGAATTTCAACAAAATCAGCACGTCGGCTTTCTACATCCCACACTAAAATTCCATGATCTAATGCTTCCCCATGATTTTGTTGAATCAATGAGCCTGGATATGCAATTGTTTTTGCTTCATCTAAAAATTGTGCTGGCTTATGTATATCTCCTAACAATGTAATATCATGACCAGCAAATAATTCTGTAGTTACATGTTCATTTGAAATTTGATATCCAATGTCAGTCTTAGCAGTATTAACAGCACCATGATGCATTGCTATTTTATATGTTGCATCAAAATCTTTTGCAAAAATATATTCAGTTGGTGCAACATCGACTGCCATATGATTCCAGGTTACTCCCCCACATTCAAACAATCCGTTATCTTTTATAAAGACAATATTCTTATTATTAATAACATCTAGAATTGGACTAACAGCATCTATTCGATGCATATTATTCAAATTCATATCATGATTACCTAGTATAACAATTGTAGGAATATCAAATCCATTAAAGAATTCAACTAACATTTGAATCAACTCTGGGGACATGTCTAATTTACTGTGAACAATGTCTCCAGTTACAACTGCAATACTATTTACAGTACTATTCGTTGCAATATAATCAAACATGTTTTGGAATACTTCTCGATATTCAGTATGTCTTTTTAATGTTCTAATATGTATATCTGAAATATGGAAAATTTTATCAATTTTATCAATTCCAATATCAATTTTTTTTATGCCCATAGCATTCCCATTTTTAATTGCATCAAACCTTCAAAGGTTAATACCTCAACATTTGACAATATTTCTGTAATTTTTTTAAATCCTAATTCTGATGCATCTTCGTCTTTTAACTCAACAAAATATACATTTAATCCTTCACCCATAAACCGCTGAGCAATTTGAATTGCATTCTTTAAAGCATCTGCATCTAAACAAATATAAATGTTTCGTACATGTTCTTCAATTATTTTCTTTTGCAATGCAGGTTGAATAATTTTTCCAAAAAGTGGTATTGCATTTCTTTTAATTGAAATAGCATCAAATGATCCTTCACATAAAATTATTGGCTCGGCCCAATTGATAAACATTTCAAACCCAATAATGTCTTTTGATATTTTAGGATTTTTATGTTTAAATTTATCATTTTTATAAAATGCTCTACTAACAAAATAATTTAGCTGTCCAGCCGAATTATAACTTGGAATTATAATTTTTCCTGCATATTCTCCATTTTCACAATATCCAATTCTATATTTGATAATATCAAAAATAGTTATACCTCGATTGGTTAAATAGTGAATTGCATTTCTATAATCAGGTGTTAATTTTTTAATCCACAAGGGACGATAATCTTCTGGAAGTTGAATTACTTCAATTTTTTCTGCAGAAGTATCTTTTGATCGATAACGGGTTGTTTCAATGATACGGTTAAGTTGTTCAAACTTTTCTTTAGATAAATTTAATTGTTTAAATAAAGTACCAATACTACGACCTTTTTTATCTGATATCCAACAATGCCAAGTATTTTCTCCAGCATGATTGGTATTGATATTAATTTCTAATTTAGGTTTATAATGAGAAACAAATGGGGAGAAGAATGCTATATTGTCACCAGATGTAGATTTTCCTTTACCTAATACCGATTCTAATAATTGTAGTAACTTGAGATTCTTCATTAATATTAATATAATGAAATTCTAGTTCGATTCCAATTTAATATTATAATATATAACTATTATTTAGTTATGCACATACATTTCATTCCTGGCATAACGATCATTTAAAAATAAATTTTCAAATAATCTATTAATAAAATGCTTTCATTAATTATTCATGAATATATTAAATATTTTTCACAAATCAAACCTTTATCCAAAAAAAGTTTTAATTGTCTTTGGATCTTCGCCATTTTTCAAACATTCTTCATACCATTCTGCTGGAATATCTTTTTTGGCAACATGAGTTATGCCTAATTTATTTGCATATGTTTCATATGTAGTTTTGCTAGATTTTGATATTTTTTGTGTAGGAGATTGAAATACCATTCTTATATCAACACCAGGATTTGATGTTAATACATGTTTCATTTTAAGTCGATCTATACTGGTCCATCGACCTTTTGTTTCAATCAACATCAATGTACCATCTTTTTTAGTAAATACAAAGTCTGGCGTATATTTTGCTTTACGCTCAGGAACTATATAATTTAATGTTTCTGTCTCATAATTCAAAGGATAATTTAAACTTTTTATTGTTTCTGCAACTGTATGTTCTAATCCTGATTTATAACCGTATTTATATGCTTCAGAACGTTTTGTGTTCCCTGCACTGTGCCAATGATTTTTCGCCATAACTTTATTTAATTAATGCATCTAGTTTATTATATACATCTGTATTTGTTTTTGGTATTGTAATAGGTGCAGGCTCTGGCCCGCCGTTTAAAGATAACTCAAATTCAGATTTTTTTGTAGCAAACCACTGATCATTAACTTTAACATATACTTGTGGATCTGAATCAGACATTGTATAAACGATATTTTTGCCTTTTGTATATGGATATTTTATTTTCAAATTCGATACTTTTGTATTTTTAGTTTTAATAAATTGAAAGCTCACAATTTTTCCAGCTTCATTTCTTACGGCAGTCGACGTTATTTCGCCTTCCCAAGTTTCACCATCATTGTAAACTACTTTTCCATTGCTAGGCATACCATCTATAAATTCTCCAGTATATGTTGCAGGCATTTTATCGGTAATACGATAGACGCGGGGCAAATATCCATTAACATATGTTAGTTTTTTATTTCCATATGAATCATATGAAACTTCTGCAGTGCCTGTAAATGTAGTATTATATTCTTTTTGATTTGTACTATCAATTTTTACTATACCAGTTTCTATGTCTGGATCGTCTAATTCTTGTTTATTAATAGTAGAAAGGTCTGGAAACATGACTTTTCTTTTAAGTTGAGGATCAAATAATTCTAGGTCTCGATTTGTAGCTTGTA